GTATTGGCTGTCGTATTGATAAGGCAAAATCCTGGGCCATTCGTTGTGTCCACGAAGCCAGGCAATACGAAAATAACTGTTTTATTACTCTTACTTACAACGATGATTTTGTTCCTAAAGACGGAAGCCTTGACAAATCCCACTTTCAAAAGTTTATGAAAAGGCTTAGAAAAAAATTTCCTGAAGATAAAATCCGGTATTTCCAATGTGGAGAATACGGAGACAACCTCTCTCGCCCTCACTATCACGCTTGCTTGTTCAACTTTAACTTTCCTGATAAAGAATTATGGACCATAAAAAACGGTATTGAACTTTACCGTTCTAAAATCTTAGAGGACCTTTGGACCGACCCTATATTCAAACAAAGCTATGGCTTTTCAACTATTGGAGAAGTTAACTATGAGAGCGCCCAGTATATCGCTAAATATGTTATCAAAAAAATTACTGGCAAAAAAGCTAAGGACCATTATTGCGGTCTTGTTCCAGAGTATATTACAATGTCTCGTGGGAGTGGCATTGGTAAAAATTGGATTAATGAATTTAAAAATGATGTTTACCCGCTGGATAAAATAATAGACAAAAATGGTCGTGGTAACATTATAAAAATCAAGCCGCCAAGATATTACGACAAAATTTATGACTTGACAAATACGGAAACATTCAATATGATTAAATCCAGGCGTTTAAAAAACGCAACAAGCTGTCCTGACAATAGGCCAAAAAGATTACAAGCAAGGGAGACTTGTTCTCTTAACGCCTTGCGTCGAACAAAAAGGGAGTATGAAAATGGTTCAACGGGTTTTTAGTGTTTTTGATATTAAGGGCAAAGCGTATTTAAGGCCATTCTTTATGTTACACAATGGAGAAGCTATGCGCCAATTCGGAGACGCAGTTGTTGACGAAAAAACACAATTCAATAAACACCCGGAAGATTACCAATTATTTCTTCTGGCTGAATACGACGATAACACCGGGAACTTTGTTTCCAAAGACCACCCGGAATTTCTCTGTAACGCACTTGATTTTGTAAAAAAGTGAGGTGAGGAAGTGGAAAAAAGAGTGTGTAAACTGGAGTTTAAAAAAGATGACCCGAAAAGTGTTACAAAAACACAGCAACACTTCGCAAAGGATTTGGATATAAAGAACATAGTAGCAAAATACAAAAGGACCGGTGTCCTGGGTAATCCACTTAATACAAACCGGAAACCGTTTTACGGTGATTTTACTGTTATTAAAGACTTACAAGGAGCATTGGAAGTTGTCCAGACTGCTCAAGACGGTTGGAACCGACTTCCTACGGACCTGAAAATCAGGTTTAACCAGAACCCGCAGGACCTACTGGACTTTGTTAGTAACCCGGCCAATTTGGAAGAAGGCGTAAAACTCGGCCTAATTCCTGAAGAAAAACTGCCACCTAAAGTGGAAAAAGTTGAAAAAGAAGTAACACCAAAACCGGCTGTTTAGCCGGCAGCACAGTATATATACTTGATGTAACTGTGCTGACTGACACCAAGTAAAGCTAAATGAAAAAGTGGAAAAAGCTGTGGAAAAGTTAGCTAAATACTTGACAATAAAGAGAATAAGATATATTATAGGAAGTTAAACTCAAAGGGGAAAAAATGAAGAATGCGCAGTTTGAGTTTGAGACTATGATAAAGCAAAACAATTCTCGTTCTGAAGCTGATATTTACCGTAAAAAACTCGGTTGCTCTTACGATAGTATTGAACGGATAAATACTATTGTTGAAAGAGTAATGGAGAAAAACAAAAAAGGAGAGAAAAATGAAGTCGGTTATGACGCACCAATTCTCTAATGTTCCCCAGGCCAACATTCCTCGGAGTGTGTTTGACCGGACCCACGGATACAAAACAACATTTGACGCTGGTTATTTAATCCCTTTCTTGGTTGACACTTATTACCCCGGAGACACTTTCAATGTTGACGCAACATTATTCGCAAGGTTAGCCACTCCGATATTCCCTCTTATGGACAATATGTTTTTAGATGTTCATTATTTCTCTGTTCCATATCGTTTAATATGGACAAACTTTCAAAAGTTTATGGGAGAGCAAGAGGACCCGGAAGATAGCATAGCATATACGGTCCCTCAAATGGACCCCGGTGCCGGTGTTGGTTATGATATTGGAACCCTTGGAGATTATTTCGGACTTCCTGATGTCCACGGTCTTCACGTAAACTCTTTACCGTTCAGGGGATACAATTTAATTTGGAATACTTGGTATAGAGACCAGAACATTCAAGATAGTGTTGTAGTGGATAAAGATGACGGAGAAGACGCAATAGCTGACTATGTATTGCTTCGTCGTGGTAAAAGACACGATTATTTTACAAGCTGTATTCCCTGGCCACAGAAAGACGCAACTGCTTCTTCGCTTCCTCTCGGTGATGATGCGCCGGTCCTAGGTATTGGAAAAACAAACCAAACCTTTGTTGGCGCAGGAATTCTGGCTTACGAAAGCAATAGAGATGACCGCACGTATGCTGACCACGGAATTGTTGACAACCTCGACGCAAACAGAAAATTCGTCGTCGAAAAAGACCCCGGTTCGGCCCACCCTCATATCTACGCTGACCTCGCTAATGCCACCGCTGCCACAATTAATGAATTGCGGGAAGCATTTCAAATTCAGAAACTCTTGGAAAGAGACGCCAGGGGTGGAACTCGTTACGCTGAAATTATTATGTCCCACTTCGGCGTTATTGACCCGCAACACGCTATTCTTCAAAGACCTGAATACCTCGGCGGGTCCTCTGCTCCGCTTGTGGTCTCTCCGGTCGCTAATACTTCTTCGACTGCGACTGAAAAGCAAGGCAACCTTGCCGGTATTGGGACCGTCGCCTGTCGAGCAGGCTTTACCAAATCGTTTACGGAACACGGTCTCGTTATAGGACTGCTTTCTGTCCGGGCTGATTTAACTTATCAGCAAGGCTTAAACCGTATGTGGTCGTTATCGGACCGTTACGATTTTTATTGGCCGGCTTTCGCAAATCTCGGGGAGCAGGCTGTATTGACTAAGGAACTTTATTGCGACGGAACCGCTGACGATAGTATTGTTTTCGGTTATCAGGAAAGATACGCTGAACTGCGTTACTTCCCCTCAATGATTACCGGTAAACTTCGTTCTATTGACGCCGGCTCTCTTGATAGTTGGCATTTGTCGCAAGACTTAGCAAACCACCCAACATTGTCGAATACTTTTATAGTAGAAAATCCGCCTATGTCCAGGGTTATTGCTGTAAATACTGAGCCTCATTTCATCATGGATAGCTACATAAAAATGCGCTGTGCCAGGCCAATGCCTTTGTATTCGGTCCCTGGTAATCTCGACCGCCTCTAATCTGTTCGTTGAGGCTGGGGGGGAGATAGTGAAAAAATCTCCCCCCCCCCAAAAAAAAGGGGTATTCTATGCGTGTAGCGGGCGTTCTGTTGATACTTCTGTTCGTGTGTGGCTGTTCTACCATAAAAAAGCAAGTTGACTTCTATAACGCTTGTTTAAACGATAATGATTGTAAAGCCAGAATGGAACTAATCGGACACCAGGTTGCTTACGCTGTCGCTCCGGAAGGAACTTCAAACAAAATTCAAGATGTATTAGGTATTCTTGCCGGTATGCTTGGAACAGGTCTTGCCGGTATGATTTACGGAAGAAAACTCTGCGACCAAAAAAAGGTGGTGTAATATGCCCTTTCCGTTTATAGCTGCTGCTATGCTCGCTTCTTCTGCGTTAGCAGCCAAAAGTGTAGCTGATACAAACAAAGCGCAAAAAAGCGCTGCGGAAACTCAAATGGATTTCCAACAAGCTAACTCTGATACTGCCCACCAAAGAGAAGTTGCCGACTTGCGTGCTGCGGGATTAAATCCTATTCTTTCCGCTAAGTATGGCGGTTCTTCAACTCCAACTGGAGCTATGCCAACTTATAATGCTCCTCTTGGCCATTTAGCAAATCAAAGCGTTTCTGCTTATGAAACTGCCTTAACTAAAACTCAAATTAAAAGAGCAGAAAGCGAAAGTGTAACTGCTAAAAATGAAAGTGATGTTTCTACAAGAAACCGAAACTTCGAACTTTCTTCATTAGGAGATAAACTTTATAGGATAAAAAAAGCAGCTGAAGCCGCTGCGCCAGTCGCAGCGATAGCAGGCGGTAGCGCTTTAGCTGTTAATCAAATTATGAAAATGGTAAACCCCGCAAAAACCTATCCTACTTCAAGAGGTGGCGGTGGTGGCGGTGGCGCAAGTAGTGGTTATGAAAATTGGAAAAGGTCCATTCATAACAAAATGAGGCCCTAAAAGGAGAATAAAATGTATAGACAGAGAGAAAAACGCAGAAAAGGCCGTAAAATATTTTCAAGGACCGCTTCCGGAACGCAGTCTTTGAACATTCGTCGTGCTAATCCTATGCGTGGTGGTTTCAGGCTCTAAAAGTAAATAGAACCAAATATTAAAATCTCTAATTTAATGGTCTATTCTTATGGCTTGTTACCACCCTTTAACTGGATACAAAGCCACAAATGGCGGGATAACATTCAAACAAAAAGACGCTATTCCCGGATTTTATTGTAGTGTCCCTTGTGGCCAATGTATTGG